TGGTCAGCGCCCCATTGGGCGACAGCTATAAGGACGCGTTGATCAAACGGGCTAATCACAGAAACTGGACCGCCGTATAGCTCTTCCATCCACTGCTGCACCAGCTCCGGCGGTGGGGTGATGGCGTGGTTCTTAGTCATTCGTCGTCGGAATAGTTTGGGTAGTTGAAGAGTTTCTCAATGCGCTCTAGCTCAATGCTGTACTGCTCGGCCATTTCAAACGGGGTGCAGTTAACATCTGAGGCTAAGTACGCAAGGTCTACACAGGTCACCTCTTTGAGTTTCTCGAGAATGAAGCAACGGAGGGCTCGCTTGTGCTCGAGTTTCACTCAGCGCCCTCCAGTTCGTCAGCGATGTTTAGAAGTTGAGAGCAATCGACAACACGAACACCAAGAAGTTCGTAATTAAGGCAATCCGCAGCAGCTCGCAGGGCGGCGGCAATGCGTGGCTTGTGATGAACAGCTACAGGACGGTCGAAACCTGCGTTATAGGCACTAAGAACAGCCTGGACGGCGAGTGAAAATTCAGACATGGAAGTTGAGACGGGTGGTGAGGGGCAAGTATTAGCTGATCCCTGTTTCCAGGTAATACATGCTGATACTTGCCGTGTGCTACAGTGCTGGGGCTGATCAGAAACCAGCGAAGCGACTGGAGTGAGATCCAGTTGCAAGAGCGGTGGGGGTGACATCCTGCCGCTTTTTAATGCTTTTAACAATGAGTCAGAAGTCAGTCATCAAGCTGCTCCAATGCGCGGCGGATGGTGTCAACAGATTCGTTGGTGAGGATTGTTTCACCAGTCGTGTACCGCGTCAGCGCAGTTAGCGCCTGCTCTTTCAAGCTCGGCGGCTTGGGGCGGCGGGCGGCGCGGAGTTCTGCGACATCCTCAGGTTCCCATTGAGCACAGCGCACCAGATACTCACAGCACGCCTCCAGCTCCTGGTCGGCGCCCCATTGGGCGGCAAGGCTGAATACTGCTTCATCCGAGCGCGAAGCCAATATGTCTGCCCACTGCTCTACCAGCTCCGGCGGTGGGGTGATGGGGTGTTGTTGTGTCATCGCTCTGCCTCGCGCTCGAGGAGCCAGCTGGCGCGGGTGCCGCCGGCGTGTTGGCTGAGCCACAGGGCGACAGCGTTGAGAACTGCCCGGGCAGCTGTGTCGTCCTCGGTGCCGTGATCTCGGGTCTTCACAGCGATCAGATCGGCGAGATCCTCAACAAGCGAACTCCTAATTTGGCGATCATTAGGAGTTGGGTTGACGGTGGCTTCAAGCGCTTCGATGCGCTTCACCAAGGCATCCACGCAGAAGCGTGTGCTTTCGGCTTGCTTCCAGCTGTCGTCTTCCAGTGCTCCGACGCGCGTGCGTAGTTCGAGGACGCAGGCATCGGTAGCTCCGACGACGGGGTTGTTCACCCACCCCTCGCACTGGGCCCACTGCTCGGGTGTTGCGTAGTCAGGCATCGCCGAGGAGCTCCTGCATGTCGCGTTGGACGAGCTCGGTGAGGCGCTCTTGGTAGAGGCCGGTGTAGGTACCGCAGGTTCGGCCGCTCTCGGTGTAGAGGGCGTCGAGGTAGTTCTGGCGACGCTGTTCTGTGGTGGGGTCGATGGTCATGGAAGGATTTTGGAGGCGATGAAGATTAGAAGAAGCATGCTTATGAGCAATACGATCCATGTGAGCCAAAAATAGTAAGCTGTCATGGTAGTTAGTGTTGCTACGTTTCAATAGGTTCGTCAAACCACTCAGGGGCGATCATCAGACTTAGTACTGTTTCGTTGGGGTAGAGCTCTTGCAGACAGAGTCTAGCGTCTTCTAAGTCAAATGCCATCAATCCAATAGTGCGGAATTGCAGACGGGCTTGGTAAAGCTTGGTGCGTTGCATTTAGTTGCGGAGTAGGCGGGACAAGCGGCGGGCAAAGCGTTTGGCTTGGGCACGGTCATAGGTGGTGGTGTGCCAGTCGCCGCAGATGGGGCAGTGGTAAGGGGTGCCGGTGTAGCTGCCGCGGCGGAGGTGAGCGGTGGCAGCGGCGCGGTTCAGGTGGGGGATCTTTGTCGCGCACATGGCGCGGGCGCGCTCGATGAAGTCGGCATCGGGGAGTTGGAGAGGGTCGGTGTGGATGGGCAAGGGGTGGAAGTCAGTCGTCCTCGGGGGATGCGGGTAGGGCCGCGCGTGGGGTTGCGGCGCGTTCGACGGCGGTGGCGGTGTCGGCGGCGGCTTGGAGGAGGGGGCCGGCGACGGGAGCGAGCTCGGCGCAGTAGCGGGCGATGGCGCTCCAGATGGTGTCTTTACGCATGGGTGCGGTAGTGGGTGATGGCGATGTTGATGAGGTCGCTGCGGGTGGCGCCGTGAGGCGCGGCAGCGTGGGCGGTGTCGAGCCAGCGCAGGTTGTCGGGGGTTAGGACGAGCTGCAGCTTGAGGCGCTCCAGGTCGCGGCGTAGTTCGCGGTTGGTGCGGGAGGCCATGCGGCGGGCGGCCTCGGAGCGGTAGCGGTCGAGGTCGTCGCTGGTGATGTAGCCCAGGCCGACGGCCTGCTGCAGGAGCTGGAGGATGCGCTGGCGGCTGAGGCCGAGCTCGGTGGCGAGGTCGGTCCACTTGACGAAGCCTTGGCGGGAGTAGTGGGCTTCGGCGAGGGCGATGAGTTGCTGGTGGCGCTCAGGGGGAACGGATTTGCTCATGGGCGGGTGGGGGTGAGGTAGATGGCGATGACGCGGAGGTCGCGCCAGCCGAGTTGCTGCAGAGCGGCGGCGCGGCGGCCGGCGGTGACGATGTCGATGAAGCGCGTGGCGTTCTCGGGGAGAGGGGTGGTTGTGATGGGCGGGCCGTCGGCGGAGTGGCTGGCGGCGAGAAAGCCACCCTCAGCGCGGATCGTGTAATAGAGGCGCGTGAAAGGTGTCGGCTGGGTAGTAGCGGCTGGGGATGCCGCGGTCTCGGAGGCGAGCATTGGCTTGGAGGATCTCGGAGGTGGTGGCACAGGTGCGGTAAAGGATGGTTCCTGTGGTGGGGTTGCACAGGTCGTAGTAGGCGAACGCAAGCGAAGCCATGCGAAAGCAACGGCAGAGCCGTGAAGGAGATGAAGAGTGGGCCGGGCGGCGCTCAGCGCTCGGAGTGAGCCGGCTTTATCAGTCTGGCAGGGGCATCAGGGTGTGGTAGGGCGGAGGTGGTAGGTACTTTCGCCGTCGAGCTCGGTGAGGTCAGGTGCGGCGTCGTACAGGTTGAGGCAGGCGTCGATGAACTGGTTGACGCGGGCGTAGTCGAGGGCAGCGTTGATCCACTGAGGGTCGAGCTCGGTGTGGTCGTCGATCAGCTTCTCGATTTGGAGGCAGGCGGTGCGGTTGAAGCAGCGCCAGAGCAGGGTGATGAAGGCGATCGTGTCCATGAAGGAGGCGTCGCTGAGTTCGCCCTTGGTGAGCTCGGTGTGGAGCAGGTGGACGAGCTTGCGGTGGCGGGGGCGCAGGGCGTCGTAGTTGGAGAACATCTCGCGGACGCTGCTGTCACTGAGGTGCTCGAAGAGCGCCTCGGGGCTGTCGGGGATGTGCACGGCGGGTGGAGGCGCTGAGGCAAGGGTAGGGAGGCCGGTGAGGCCGGCCTCGGGGGTGGGTTACACCAGGGCGAGGCAGGCCTGGCGGGCGCGGTCGATGCGCTTGGCGGCGGTGCCGCCCCAGAGGGCTTCGAGGCGGGCGCGGGCGCGCTCGGTGGAGTCGGAGGCGCGGCCGGTGTCGTGGGTGGTGTGTTGGGTGATGGCGTTGAAGAGGGCGTAGGCGGTGCCGGCGATGCCGGGGATGTCGTGGATGCCGAGGCCGGTTGTGCCGGAGTAGTGGCTGCGGATGGTGCCGATCTCGGTGAGGTCGGCGAGGGTGCGGGGGCGCTTGTCGCCGGTTTGTTTGTCGCGGATGGGGGTGGCGAGCTTGTCGGCGTAGGTGGCTTCGAGGACGCGGCGGGCGATCTCGGGGGTGAGCTTGATGCTGGTGAGAGCGCGGAGTTCTTCGATGGAGTTGGCGAAGGTGCGGCGCTCGATGTCGATGAGTTGCGGGAGTTGGCGGGCGAACTCGGTGACGCTGCTGGTGTGCTTGCGGCGGAGGCCGGTGCCTGAGGCGGCGGCAGCGGTGGCGGCGCGGCCGGTGAGGTAGTTGAGTTGGTTGGCGCAGGCGAGGCGGACGTCGCTGAAGAAGACGCCGAAGCCGCTGGAGCCGTCGTGGGAATTGAAGAGGTGGAGGTAGCGGCGGACGCGGTCGCCGGGGACGACTTCGCTCTCGGTGTTGATGGTGGCGGTGGCGAAGACGCGGCGGCCGTTGCGGATGGAGAGGACGGTCTCGAGGTGGATGTCCTCGCGGAGGTAGTCGAGGAGGTTGATCAGGGCGTTGTTTTGCACCGGGGTGTAGGCGGTGCCGTGGATGCCGAGGAGGGCGTCGTTGTCGCTGCGGACGATGGAGCAGTGGTCGGGGGATTCGAGAGGGCCGTCGGGGCCCATGTAGAAGACGGGGCGCTTTTCGGCGGTCCAGTTGAGGCCGGCGATGGCGAAGGCCTCGGTGGCGGAGGCGCGCTCGGGGACGAAGGTGCCGAGTTGGGCGGTGAGGGGGTTCACGGCGTAGCCGTGTTCGCGGTATTTGCCGTAGACGGCGGGGCCTTGGCCGTTGGCGGCGTAGGCGGTGGTGACGGTGTTGGGGCTGTAGTCGCGCATGGTGGTAGGGGGTGGGGTGGGCCGGCGGAGCCGGGGTCAGACGGTGGGGGCGCTGTCGAGCGCCTCGTAGTGGATGTAGGCCGACCAGAAGTCGACGTAGCCCTCGTCCTCGGGGAGGGGGCGGGCTTCGGCTTCCCATTCGGCTTCGTGGACGCCGTCGGGGGAGTACCAGCCGCCCTCGTCGGCGTACCAGCCGGCGCGGCGGCGGAGCTCTTCGGTGCGGTACTGGTCGGCCATGGCGGCCTCCACTTGGGAGAGGTGGTCGTACCAGTTGGGGCGCGAGTCGAGTTGCGCCAGGTTGAAGGCGGGGTCAGTCATTCGCCGAGGTGAATCAGATGGGCTTCGAGGTACTGCTGGACGTCGCGTAGGTGTGATCGCATCACGTCGCGTTGCGTCGTGGCGCGGGCCCAGGCGTCAGCGGGTTGGACGTAGTAGTCGCGGCAGTTGAACTCGATGGCGTTGAAGGCGCGGATGGCGTCTTGCAGGGCGCTGTAGGCGGCGCCGTAGCCCTCGGAGAGGGTGGCGCGGCTGGTGCCGTTGAGGTGGACGGTGGGGAGGATGAGGTCAGACATTGGGGGCGCAGACGGGGTAGATGGTGCGGCGGGTGAAGAGGACACGGGCGCCCTCGGGGGCGTAGCGCCTGTTGAAGCTGTCGGACCACGTGCGGGCTTGCTCGCGCGAGGTGAAGGGACCAAAGAGGTAGTGGATGTGGTCGTTCTCGTAGAAGGCCACAACGAATTGGTGGTCATGCTCGGGGAGGGTGAGACTCATGAGACTCAGTAAGAGATGTGCACGGAGGCGATTCCGTCTAGGGGGACGCCGAGGCGGTAGGCAGCACCGGCGCTGAGGTCGATGGAGGCGCAGTCGCAGCGGTCGGTGATGGGCACCGTGAGGGTGCGGCCTCGGTGGGAGACGCGTACTCGGGTGCCACAGGGGAGCCAGGGGTGGGCGGCGGAGACGCCCCAGTGCTGGTAGGTCTGGCCGCAATAGGCGACGCGGCCGTGGTACCAGGAGTCGTAGACGGTGGCGGTTACGGTGCGCGCGTGCGCGGGGGTGCAGAGCGCGGCGACCGAGAGTGCGAGGAGAACGCGGCGCATCAGTCCTCCAGTGGGGGGAGGGCGTTAATGAAGCCTTGCAGCCAGGTGCCGACCTCGTCGGGGGCGAGGGAGGAGGGGACGCCGCGGCGGCCGTCTATGAAGAGGGCGATGCGTGGCTCGTAGCCGTGCTCGCGGATGATCTGCAGAAGGATGGAGCGCATGGGGTCAGCTGTTCTGGAGGTAGAAGAAGCGGGAGTCGGGGCCGAAGTCGGCCAGCAGGTGGGGGAAGGCGCTCTCGATGCGCCGTTTGTTGCTGGGGTCGGCTTTGAACCATGCCTGGGCGAGGGCGGAGCAGAAGCCGCCGCCGTGGCGCTCCATGGCGGCGATGGTGTGGTGGAGCTCGGTGGGTGAGAGGGCGGTGAGGCTCATGGTTGGTACTGGGTGGTGAGGGCGACGTAGACGGTGGGGGAGTCGGTGGCGAGGCCTTCGGCTTGTTCGCGGAGTTGCATCTTGCGGAGGGCCTCCATGGCGGCCTCGGTCTCGGGGGTGTAGGTCCAGCGGTGGCGGAGTTTGCGGGTGACGACGAGGTCGCCCTGCTCTATGCGGTCGAGATCGAGGCGTTGCATCCGGTCGCAGAGCCAGGAGCGGTGAGCGGTGAGCTCGGCGGTGATGCGCTGCGATTGGAGTTGCAGCTCGTGGGCTGCGGTGAGGCGGCGGCCGATGGTGCCGCTAGGGCTGTAGGTGCGGGTTGTGCGGGTGGGGTTACGCATGGATGTGTGAGTTTTAGCGGGGATTGGTGAGGAACGCAAGGAAGTTAGCGGATTCGCTGCTGTTATTGCGCGTCCGCTAGGTAGCAGCGGAGGGTGTAGGGCTGGGCGCGGGTGGCGTACTCGGTGAGGAGGGGCTCGACCTCGGTGGGGTCTTCGACCCAGTGCTCGTGGTCGTGGTCGTCGGAGAGGAAGTGCCAGACGCGGGTCGGTGGGGCGTCGGGCTCGGGGTCAGGTGGGCTGAGGGGGCGGGGGTCGGGGGCGTCGCTCATGGGCCTGTGTAGAGGGTGGGGGTGGGGGGCAGGGTTTGCGTGGGGTGGCGGTAGCCGTAGTCGATGGCCATGGCGGCCAGGGACAGGCCGAGGAGGACGCCGGCGATGTGCTCGGCGCGGATCCAGGGCGGGGTGGGGCGGCGGGGGCGGGTCATGAGCAGGAGGTGGCGGCGGTGGCGGAGCGGTTGCCGTGGACGGGGAAGGTCACGACGAAGGTGCGGTCGGCGCGGGCGCAGAGCGGGGTGCCGCCGCCGCAGGTGGCGCACTGGGTGGGGGAGCCGTCGAAGGTGGCGGGGCACTGGCGGAAGCGGATGCCGTCGTGCTCGAAGTGCGGCGGGGCGTCCTCGGGGACGACGCAGACGGTGGGGTAGCCGCGGCGGGTGAAGCGGGCGGCCTCGGAGCGGGATTCGGTGGAGAGGTTGACGACGAAGCCGCGGCGGAGGGCGCTGCGGATGGCGGCGAGGTTGGCGGCGGTGCGCAGGTGGTGGGTGTAGGTCCAGGCGGCGCCGAGGTGGCGGGTGGCGTCGGCGAGGCGGCGCAGCAGGGCGGCGTGGATGCGGCCGGCCTCGTGCCAGAGGTCGCCGGCGACGTCGTGGCGGAAGAAGGTGGCGGGGCGGAGGGCCGCTACCTGAGCGATGAACTGCTCGGGTGGGACGCCGCGGGTGCCATCGGTGACGCGGTCCCAGTGGTCGCGGGTGTAGTAGCCGGCCTCGGCGTAGCAGCCGTCGTCGCCGGCGAGGGGGCAGGTGGGTGGGCAGCTGGGGCGGGCCGTGGTGGACACGGCGATGGGTCCGGTCTTCGAGTTGGAAGACCGGACGGTGAGGGCGGAGTGCATGCTGTCTACAGCTTGTGAAGGGAAGTGGGCGAGGCGCCCAGGGAGCTCACCGTGGTGGGGAGAGCTCCGGGGGAGCGTCAGTTGCCGGATGCCTCTATGTCGTGTTGGAGGGTTTCGACGCGGTCGAGGCAGTTGGACACGTCACGCAGGACGTGGGTGTATGCGGGGTCGTTGATGGTTAGCTGCTCTATTTGGTGGAGCAGGAACCAGACCTCGGTGGCTTTGGTGTGGGGGTCCATCAGGCGTCGGGGTGAGGGGTGAGGCCGAGCTCGTGGAGGATCTGGCCGGTGGTGAAGTAGGGGGAGCGGGTGGCAATGGCGCCGGCGAAGCGCCACGAGCGGAAGGTGCCGGACCAATAGAGGTCGGTGGGGTCTACACCTACGGAGCGGAGTTGCTCGGGGGTGACGGGCGGGGTAGCGGGGTCGCGGAAGTGGGTCTGCATGGTGGCTCAGTAGGCGTTGAAGGCGTCTTCGGGGATGCACTCCTCGATGTGGAAGGTGCAGTCCGGGTTGCGGCGGGTTAGGCCGGCGAGTTCCAGCACGATGTCGGCACGGCTCCACCCCCAGATGCCGGTGGGGGCGGTGCGGGTGCCGAGCTCGTCGGAGATGGTGCAGATGATTTCGTAGGTCATGGCTTGCGGCGGGCGAGTTCGTCGGCGTAGGTGAAGGCTTGGTCTTCGTAGTAGCCCTCACGGATGGGGTTGCTATGGCGCAGGGCAGCCGCCGCGGAACGGCAGTCGGCGATGACGTAGCGCAGGGAGACGGTGCAGAGGGTTTCTGCGTGGCTCCGCCATTTGGCGAAGTCTTCGGGGGTGGCGTACTCGGGGCGCATGGTCACTCCAGGTAGAGGTAGTCGTAGGCGCCGGGTTCTTCGGCGCAGTTGCAGGCCCAGATCCACAAGACGCGCTTGCGGTTCTCGTTGTGGTCGGCCAGCTCCCGGGCGTCCCATGCGCCGAAGCCACGTAGGTATTCGCGGAAAAGCCAGGAGGGGCCGTCGAAGTCGAGACGGTCGACCCATGCGGATATGTCTTCGTCGCGGTCGCCGGATCCGGAGCAGTCACAGACGCACTCGGGGGGCAGTTGCCGCAGGGATTCGCGGCCGTGGAACCAGGTGTTGCGGTACATGCTGAAACTCACAGCTAGAGAAGGGAGATGCAAAGCACCTCAGCCAAAAGACCCCCGGACGCAGTGCGCCAGGGGGGACTTCTGGGGGAGATGGTTTGTGCGTGTGGAGCAGAGCCGAATGCTCGGTGCCACGGTTGACACGCGCAACCGTCCTATCACTCATTTGTAGTGCGGCCTGATAGGAGCGCCGCTATCTGTGCTGGGTGTGGGGAGTTGACTCACCGCGCCCGGATCTGGAGTCCGGACACACCCCCGCCGTGAGGCGGTGCACGCTAGCCACTACTGTCTTTGGCGTCCTACACCGGTACGAAGGGTCCGCGTTCGGTTACGGGTCAACACCCACCTGAGCCTTTCGGTTGATCAACTACTCCGCCCCTCACCGGATTCAGCCCGCATGAAAGCGGGACCGACTTGTCGGGGGTTTCGCGTTCGCTGGGGTACTAGCCCAGCTCCCTACTTATCTCAGGCCCTAGCGCCCTCGCTCCCCCAGACGGGGATAAGCGGTTCGGCGGCCGTGGCCTATTTATCGCGCAGGGCCCTGCCCCGCTCTCGGTGTTAGTGCATTGGAGGTTCTGAACTGAGGGAAGTGTGGCACACGAGGCGCCGGATTGTCAAGCAACCGGCCGGAGCCGGTATCGGCGCGCAGCCGCGGGAAGCTGACCTGAGGTCTAGGCTTCACAGGGCGGCTGAGCTCCGATGACATGAAGTGTTGCGCAGATCGCGCAATCCGTCAAGCCACTTGGCTAAGTCTCATGAGACGCAAGCCGGGAGACGGGACCGCTTGCCAGAGCAAGTGGAAACGCGCATGATGTGCGCGCGTGAGGTCAGTCTGGCGTGGCGTCGGCCGGATGTCAAGCCACCCCAGTGAGTCTCATGCGTCGCACCTGAGGGGCATGAGTCTCATGGTGTCGCAAGTTGGGTCTCGCCTTGCGTCGCAACGAGACTGGGCTAGAGGGGGATATGACACATCCTGGGCTAGAAAAACTGTATGTGTATGTACGGGCTTTAAGCTGCTACAAACTCACTCGTTAAAAGCATCCCAGCTATAGGCGAGCTCTACTCGGAGCTTGTGGAGTGCTTTTTTGTAGATGGATGAAATGCAGTAACGAGAGATGCCTAGCTCTTCAGAGAGCTCGTGGCGGCTGCGCTGTTGGAAGTAGAGAGCCTGGACAACGAGGAGCTGCGTGGGATCGAGCGTGGAGAGAGCGTTGTAGAGGAGGTCTTCGCGCTCGGTGAGGGAGAGGGCTAGTTCGGGGCTTTGTGAAGGAGTGGGGGTATCGGTGGAGAGGATGTCGAGCAGCGAGGCGTCGGATAGTTGGCAGAGGGAGTCGAGAGAGCCACAGTCGGTAATGGTGCAGCTGGCCAGCGTTTCGGTAATGCGCTCCGGGGGTAGGTCGAGCTCGGTGCCGAGTTCTTCGACTGTGGGGGGTCTGCCGTGCTCGTGGAAAAAAGTGTGCGTAAGGCGCTTGATCTTGGTAGCAAGATCCTGCACATTGATTGGTAGGCGTATTGTGCGGGATGAGTTATAGATTGCGCGGGATATGGATTGGCGGATCCACCAATAGCTGTAGGTGCTAAAGGCGTAGCCGCGTGTTGGGTCGAAGAGCTCGATGCCGCGGATGAGGCCGAGGCTGCCTTCTTGGATGAGGTCGCTGAGCTCGAGACCGCGGTTCTGGTAGCGCTTGGCGATGTGGACGACGAGGCGCAGGTTGGTGCGCACCATGATGTCCAGTGAGCGTTTGCCGGGACGAGCGATGTGGGCAGGGGCGGCGGATCGGTCGGGCTCGGTGGAGCCGGGTGGGATGTAGTCGACCCAAGCGCGGATGCGATAGGCGTGACGGAGCTGCGCTTCGCGGGAGAGGATCGGGTGCCGCGAGATGTCGCTCAGGTACTGGGAGATGAGGTCCGACATCGCGGATCAAGAAGCAGCGGCGCTGTGCAGGTCGCGGACGAGGGATCCGAGGAGCCAGGCCCGGGCGTGGGCGAGGCCGTGTTGGCGGGCGAGTTTGAAGTAGAGCTCGCTGTAGGGGCCAGTGACGGGGTTACGGCGGATGGTTTCAGCGGAGGCGCTGGCGGTGAGCCGCAGGTATTGCGGAAGAACGGTGGCGAGGTGCGAATCCACTAGAGGGTAATTTGGAGCTGAACGTAGTATGTGGCGCTGAAGGAATCAGCGGTGGAAGCTGGCGTAATCGTTAAAGCTTCGACGGTCACGCCTGTGATTTCGCTGAAGTCGTTGAGGACTTCAGCTATGTGGTCTTCAACATTGGTGGCGTGGGCACGCAGTTCGGATACGGATAGAGAGCTCATACGACCTCGGAGAAATAGTCGAACGCGAGGACGTCGTCGACTTGGCTGTAAAGCGCGTCGAGGGAGTCGTCGTTCTCGATGAGGTGGTGAAACGCGAGGGAGCAGTCGTTGTCGGGGTCGGTTAGCAGGCGGAGGTGGTCGAGGCCGCCCTCGGAGGCGTGGGTTGTGGCGCGCTCGATGTCGGGGCGCGTGACTTTCCAAAGGTGGGCACCGAAGCGGTCGAGTAGAGCGGCTTCGTTGAGGAAGCGCATGTCGTCGACGACAACGCGCTCGGTGCCTTGGAGCTGGAGACGCATGTAGCGGATTGTCCAGCAGCGGAGCCAAAGCTCGGGGTGGACGCATTCGCGGCCCCACTCGGTGCCAAGGGTGCGGAGAAGGTGGCGGGCGTCGACGTTGTCGGCGAGCTCGGGGAGGGGGGCGCTTTTCGCGACGTGGGTGATGTGGTGAGCGTCCTGCGGGGTGTAACCGAAGTCGAGGAGCAGCGTGCTGATCATGGCTTTGAGTGGCTCAGCGAAGCTGAGGTGGGTGAAGCCGTGGTGTGTTACGAGGTGGTCGGCGATGAAGGATTTGCCGCTGCCGGCGGCGGGGGAGTAAAGGCCGATGAGCATGATCAGGGGTGGATGAAGGTGGGGTGGAGAAGGGTCAGAGTCCAGGCGTACATGGCCTTGGCGGCCTCGGTGTAGATCGGGGGTGGCTCGCTGCCGTTCTGTGCGGGGTCGCCTAGGACTTTCCAGAGGGCAGCGGCGAGGTAACGGACGTTGTAGGCCTTGATCTCGTCGTCGATGAGCAAGGCAGTGAGGGATCCGAGGACGTGTGAGGCAGCGACCTCAAAGTCGAGGCCGAGGTGCGCGGTGAGTTTGCGGTAGATCTCAAAAGCCTCGGGGCTCTCTGGGTTATCGAGGAGGGCGGTGTCGATATCCAGAGCCTGGGCGTGTTGGACTAGCAAGGAGCCACCGATGACGTTGCTGACCAACGCGTGGATGGGGGTGTGGTTGCTCATGTCCGCGCTCGGGTGAAACGTTTGAAACGGGCTTCAAAGTGCTGCATGTACTGGGTGAGTTTGCGCGGTGACAGTTCTTCTATTTGAGGTGTTTCGTCGGGTATTGCTACGACGATTAGCGCGCGGGTGATGTTTAAGCCTTGTGGTTTGTAGACGTAGTTGGCGGCGGCGGTGTAAGCAGCAACCTGCAGCGAGTACTCGTACATCTTTGCGGGGTTGCGGACTTTGTCAGCTGTTTTCCAGTCGAGCAAAGAGGGTTGCTCTCCGTCGTCGTCTAAGTAGGCGATGCAGTCGAAGGTGCCGGCGTAGCGGAGAGGGTGGTAGATGGCGCCCTCGCAGACGAGAGGGCGGCGTATGCGGTCGAGGAAGCTGCGCGTGCTGTTCCAGTAAGGAGTGTTGAGAAAGTCGAATCCGGGTTCGGTGCCGTCGAGGAGATAGCGCTCGATGGCGTCGTGGTGACGGGTGCCGCGGAAGCTGGCGAGGTTGCAGATGAAGTCGGCGCGGGCTTCACCGACGGACTCGCGCCATTGCTGCAGGCCTGTGTTGTCGCGGGTGTTGCTGAGGATTGTGGTGACGGAGCTGCAGGCGCCGAGAGGGGTGGAGTAGCTGCGATCGCCGTTCTCGTGGGAGCGGATGGGTTCGTACTTGGGAAGGCCGCGGATGGCTTCAGCCGTCATAGGGGACACCCTCGATGGGGAGGAGCAGCGCGTTGGCGTCGCATTTGAAGACGCGCATGAGATCGGTGAGAACGTTGGGGTCGATCAGCTTGGTTTTTCCGCTAGCCATGCGACCGAGGGAGTAGGAGGAGATGCCGGAGGACTCGGCGACATCGCGGAGGGTCAGTCGTGTGCGGAAGAGGTGGAAGCGGATGTTGCGCCCGAGTAGCTGAGTGGTGTCCATAGCGTGCGGAGTAAAAAAGGGGAGCGGTGAGCTCCCCCTGTAGCGATCAGACGGAGGCTTCAGCGAAGGGGTCTTCACCGTCGAATAGACGGTTGAGATCACACCGCAGATCGTCGAAGCGCTGCTGAATGTCCGACTTGATGGCCTTAGGCGGGGCGGCGACCAAGGAGTACTCGGTCTTTTTGCCTTCGCCGGTTTTGCTGATCTTGATGTCGTAGCCGGTGGGATCGCCGTAGTCCTCGTCGGAGATGAACTTGAAGAGCTGATCCATCAGGGTCTTCTGAGTGATCTGCAGGATCTTGAAGTCGTTTGCTGAATAGTCGTAGACCAAGCCGGCGATGAACCGCTTGATGGTTTGGTAACCCTCCTGCTGGCGGATGTTTGCCGGTAGCTCTTCGGGTTTGGTTTCCCAGCGGACAGGCTTGTTGTCGATCGTCCAGGCTTCAAAGCCGGTGATGCCAGAGCCGAAGAAGCGCACTCGGACTTCGTCGGTGATCTTGGCGGGGTTGAGGTAGCGACCCGAGCCGGAAGACTCCTTGGAGATCTCCTCGATAGCGGTGGCTGACAGGAATGAGGACATGTGGCTAGATCCCGTAAAAAGTGGGTGATGTGCCGGAAACGGAGCGTTTATCCGTCTCACTTGCAGATCGTAGGGGGTAAGCCCAGGTCTGTCAACGATATGCGTGACAACTCGCAGAAGTTGATGAGTCTATTGAGACTCACCGCGGCCGGTTGTCGTAGGTGGACGGCCTCGGTACGGTGAAACACGGCCAAGAAAAAACCCCCCGCTGGTGGCGGGAGGTCTTGGCCTTCACTTGCTGCCGTAATCGTAATGGACAAAGAGCACAAAGGCAACAGCTCGGACTTCCTAAAAGGACGGGCTATTGAATTGCTGCGCCGTGATGTATTTCCCGATCGTTGGGCGTTTGTACCTGTAGCGGGTAAAGCCACCTACGTAAAGGAGTGGAGCACAAAGCCGCTGACGCGGATTGAGTGCATGACTGCATATCAGCTCAGGCAGGACTACGTCGGCCTGGGGGTGGTTACGGGATCGTTCTCGGGGGGATTGATTGCGCTTGACATTGATGGGCACGCCGCGGATGAGCGTTACCGCGAGGTAGCGGGCGCGGAGTATGAGCCTTATGGCGAAGAGCGGACGATGTCGTGGACGTCAGGCAAGCCCGGTCGCCGGCAGATCCTTTATCAGGTGCCGAAGCGGCTGGTGCCTGAGCTCAAGGACGTCAAGACGCTGATCCTCCGGACGGATGACGGGCAGTGGCACCTCGGGCATGGGGACACGAACCGCGGTGCAGGAGGAGACAGGGATGCGATCAGTGGCGAGGCCTACGAAGAGGTCGTGCTGCGATTCAACGCGTGTCAGAGCGTGGTGCCGGGCTCGCCGCATCCAGAGACAAAGCAGCCATATCAGTTCCTCAACTACAACGAAGGCCAGGTGGCGCCGGCACCGCAGTGGGTGCTGGATGTGCTGAGGCCTCATAGGAAGCCGGTGCAGTGGCTGTCGGAGGCGGAGCAGAAGGAGCTGCTTGACGAGCTCGGGGGGCAGACCGCGGTGCCGTCGCGTCAGATACGCGGGTGGTTCTTCAAGGAAGAAGTGCAGTCGCTGTTGCGGCCGCGACTGGCTGACCTCGTGTTCAACCATTCCGTGTTCGACAAGTACGGGTGGAAGCGACGTGGGGGTGAGAACCCGCAGCTGATGAGTGGCTGCCCGTGGCACGGGGGGCAGAGCGGGACGGCATTTCAGTACGCGGAAGAGACCGGCTGCTGGGACTGCAAGGCGTGTGGTGTAGGTGGGGACGTTCTCGATTTCGTGCACAAGGTCCGCACGGAGGACATGCACGCGGGGCGGCCTAGTGGGCCCGACCTCGAGTCATACGTGGCAGAGCTGGCGGGGGAGCTGGGGTACGACTACCCAGCGTGTGCAACGGCGACCGAGGTCACCATCAAAGATGCGCCGCTGAAACGGCTGTCGGGGCAGGAGTTCTTCACAGCGGCCGAGAAGATCATCAATGGGTACGACAACGCTGAGCTCGCGCATTACCAGTTGATGGAGCTGGTGAGGGATTCGGGGTTGACGCACGTCTACAAGTCGGGGCCGCAGGTGGAATCAGCGCTCGAGCGATTCCTGTTGCACCAAGAGCAGGTAGAGGCGGATCCGAAATGGCAAGAGAAAGTAAGGGGGGACCGGGACTATTTGATTCCGGATTTCATGTCGAAGCCGTCCTCGGTGATGCTTCACGCGCGTGGCGGCATGGGCAAGACCCGATTGGCGGTGCTGCTGTCCAAGATCGTGGGTCAGAAGCTGCCGATGAAGGTGCGAGGGCTGACGGTGGAGCCGACGGTCTCGGGGAACGTGCTGTTTATTGGCAACGACATGTCTATGACGGACTACGCGGAGTACTTCGATCAGCAGGGGATCGACTCCAGTGGGGCGGATCGCTGGATGAAGTTCAAGCCGCAGTGGCAGCAAAGCCAGTACCGGGTGCTGGTGCGGTGGCTGGAGGAGATCAAGCCAGTGCTCGTGGTCGTCGACTCGTTGACGTCGGTGAGCATGATGATTGCCGCCAAGGAGTACGAGAAGGAGTACGCCAATACGCTGTACCGCTTGGCGCGGGAGAACGGGACGGCGTTTCCGGCGACGACGTTCCTGTGGATTCACCACAACACCAAAGATGGGACGAAGTTCCGCGGGACAGACACGCTGCGGAATGCGGTGCACGAGACCTGGGAGCTCAAGGAGCTGAGTGATGAGGAGCGGGCGCAGTACGGCGACCATGCGCTCATCCTCGAGATCGACAAGAGCCGCGGTATGCGGGGCGGTGATCGCTTCCTCGTGCGGGAAGACATCGAGGAGGCGCTGAGCATCGAAGACCTCACGCCTACGGTGACCCGAGAGAACGGAGGGAATGGCGACGAGACGCCGCGGACGCTCGTTCTCGGGATCCTTAAGGAGGCGGAGGATCCGATGACGGCTAAAGAGCTGCGCTACGCGCTGAATGCACGGTTGGCGGGGCGGAGGGGGCCCGGGACGATCGTCAGCGAGAAGACGGTGAAGCGGTGGGTGCAGCGGTGGGTTGTTGCCGGCCTCGTGGAGGAATCCACCGTGAGACAGACGGGATCCAAAGGGGGGAGACCTCAGGTGGGTTTCAAGGTCAAATCCCTATATGAGAGGGACGGAGTGTCCAAAACCCCCCCTTCTTTCTTTGGAACTCCTTCTGCTGGAAGCGATTTGAGTTTCGGACAAGGGTCAGAAAAAGTTGTCCAAAACCTCGAGTTGTCCAAAACCTCCGAGGTCGAAACGGTTCAGCAGGGCACAGTCGCATCTGAGACGCATGAGACTGATCAGCCTGTGGAAACTGCTGGGGAAAAACCCCCTGAAATGGCCTCAGAGGTAGCTGGAGGTTTTGGACACGCGGAGGAGTTGTCCAAAACCTCCGAGGCTGAAACCCTATCCAGCACAGCGGTTTCGGAGAATCAGTCTGAGGTTTTGGACACGGTCTCGGGGATAAAGGGGGCGCCTGTTTCTACGCAGGACTACGGAGATTGGGAGGACGATTGGTAGGGCTTCAGCCTCGGCGCCAGGGGAGCTCGTCATCGAGCTCGGCCTGGTAGCCGGGTAGCGGAGCCTGCAGCAGCAGCGTTGCGATGAAGCTGCGAGCCTCAAAGTGAGACTTGATGAGAGTCTTTGCTAAAGCTTTTAGCTCTGTTATGCTGCTGCAATTATCGATCTGCCTTAGCGCTGCTTCTACGGCAAAGCTACGAGTAAGGTCGTCCACACAAACCCTGCATTTAACTGAGTATGCCGTCTACTGAGACTCTTGAGCACAAGCAAGCTTTAGAAAATGTTGATTTCGACTTCATACGCGGGCCACAGGCAGCAGAACTGTTGAAGCGTCGCGTTATCGAGCTCGGTGAAGACGCGGGTCCGCTGGGCATCGATACGGAAACCACCGGCCTGGATCCGCTGACGAATCGCGTGCGTCTCATCCAAGTCGCAACTTGCGACTATGCATTGGTGGTTGACGTGGAGGGGTGGCGCACAGAAGGCGCGCGGCAGTTGCCTTGGGCTGCTCCCGGGCTGCGTGAGCTCAAGGCGTTGCTCGAGGGGCCGCGGAAAAAGGTGCTGCAGAACGCTGCATTTGACCTGAACTTCCTCGAGGGTGAGGGGCTCGGGCTCGGAGGATCGATCTTCGACACGATGATTGCCGCCAAGGTGGTGAACAACGGCACGGGGGCCAAGAACGATCTCGGGAGTTTGGTGAATCGGGTGCTGAAGGTGCCGCTGCCGAAGGAACTGCAGAAAGCGGACTGGGGCGGCGAGATCTCGGATGAGATGGTGCGCTACGCGGCGCGGGACGCGGTGTGTCTACCGCGGATGGTGCCGGCGTTGGTAGCTGCGCTGAAAGATGCAGAGGTGTCGCCCTCGGTGACGCTGTGGGACATCTTCAAGCTGGAGATGCAGGCGTTGCGGCCTATAGCGCGGATGCAGTGGAATGGGTTTGGGTTTGACGCTGTGTCTGCCGCGGCGCTGCAGGTCTCACTTCAGGATCAGGCTGAGACGCTTAAGACACAATTCCTTGAGGCGCTGGATGCAGCGATTAAGGCGGAGCATCCGGATGATCCGGGCGTGTGGCTGCCGCGGGAGCCGGACGATGAGACGTGCTTCAACACGCGCGAGAAGGACTCGGGGTCGATTCGCGCGGGCACGAAGCGGTACAAGGGCTTCAATCCGCGCTCGCCGAAGCAGATGGCGGAGCGATTCGAGCAAGCCGGGATCCTGTTACCGCCGGATGAGAAGGGCGCCCCGAGCTTGGATCAGAACCTGCTGGCGTTCCTGAAGGGGGAGTACGAGCTCGTGGCGATGTACATGGAGTGGAAGGCGGCTGTGACGCGTGTGTCTCACATTGAGAAGCTGCTGGAGTCGATTGGCCCCGATGGGCGCATCCATGCCGGATACAGGCAAATGGGGACAGAGACAGGGCGCATGAGCTGCTCAGGTCCGAATCTGCAGCAAGTACCGCGAGAAGCGGAGTTTCGGCGCTTGTTCCGAGCTCGGGGTGGGTACAAGCTGGTGGTGGCGGATTTCAGCCAGGTGGAGCTGAGGGTGGCAGCGGAGCTGTCGGGAGAAGAGCAGATGCGGGCTGCGTACCGCGCGGGGCGCGATCTGCATACGGAGACTGCATCATTGTTGACGGGTAAAAGTGCAGATATGATTACGAAGAAAGAACGTACATCGGCCAAACTTTGTAATTTCGGGCTTTTGTATGGGGCTGGTGCTGCTACGTTGAGAAAACAAGCAGTTGCACAGTATGGCGTAGACATGATGCTAGAAGAAGCGCAGGAGCTTGTTACAGGGTTTCGTGAGGCTTATCCGCAGTTGTATGAGTGGCAAACGGTTGAAGGTAATAAAACCACTAGAGCTGTATTTACTAGGTATGGGAGACGTAGAATACTAACTGGATTCAACGATAAGTACACAACTCGGATCAATACACAAGTGCAGGGCACGGCAGGGGATATTGCTAAGATTGCTATTGCGATGATTTGGGACCAGATCACAGCAGCTAAGAAGGGCGAGGCTCTGCTTATCGCGATGGTGCACGACGAAATCGTGCTCGAGGTCGAGGAAGGTGCTGTGGATAAGTGGGCAAAAGCGCTTGCAGTAGCGATGGAGAAGGCTGGTGCGATTGTCTGCAAGGAAGTGCCTATTGTCGCTGAGGCGTCTTTTGGTGACACCTGGGCGGATGCCAAGTAGTGATTTGCGTGGTAGGGTATGGCTGAAGCGTTTTCCCTACCAATGCTTACTGGACAAGAGTTGCTTTCGCTTGTAAAAGCAAACGGCGATATGGATCAGACAGAGCTAGCCCGTGAAGCTGGCTATGTGAAGGTTAGTGACAAAGGTAATGAGCGTCTGCTTATCACGCAATTTCATGCAGCGCTGTTAGATGCTAAAGGTGTGAAGCTAAAAACTGGCAAAAAACCAGGTAAAACTGCTAAGTTTACGACGACTGTTCACCGTAATGGTGTCATTCTCGTGGGTAAGACGTACTCGGAGAAGTTCGGTGTGGAGCCCGGAGATGAGCTGCAGATCGTGATTGAGCAGGACTCGATCCGGTTGGTGCCTCAGTCCGCAGCGGCTTGATGACCGAGAGCGAGCTGCGATCTCGGTTGTTGGCTCGCCTGGCTCAGATCGCAGAGCGCTTACCCAATGGGCTACTCCATCGCTTGGTGGAGGATGCCCAATTTTTTTATGACTGGAATCTGCGGAAGAAACGAGCTCGGGCTTCGGCACGGATGTCGCAGTACCAAGCGTGGCAAGGCAAAGCAGAGGACCGCTATTGGCGTGAAGTGCAGCGGCGCCGGTAGCGTGAAGTATCTGCGTGGAATCTGTGGCTACTCGCAAGACGTACTCGAACACCTGGGAAAGTGTGCAACAGGCAGGGAAGGACGCAGGGGCTAAATACCCCGAGCTTGTAGCAGCGCAGTGGGCACTCGAGAGTGGCTATGGGAAGCACACGAGTGGTAAAAATAATTACTTTGGGTTGAAGGGTGCTGGAACAGGTAAAGAAACTAAAGAATTTGTCGATGGAAAGTGGATAACGATAAAGGCCGACTTTATTGACTTTGCTGACCTTGGGGCCTGTGTTAGGTACTTGGTTACACGATGGTACAAAGACTGGGATAAATATGAGGGGGTGAATCGGGCGGCGACGCGGGAGGATGCGGCGAAGGCGTTGGTGGATCAGGGATACGCGACAGATCCGACTTACGCAGAGAAGCTGATCAAGCTAATGGATGAGCAGATACCGTCCTCGGGGGTGAGCAAGCCTGTGGTCAAAGCGGCGCCGAAGCCGATCTTGTACCGGATTGAAGCGGTGCATGTGACTTGGCTGAAGAAGGAGCCGGTGCAGGCTGCCGAGCTCGGGGAGAAGGAGAAGGTGCTGGTGCCGGTTGGGAAGGACTATGCAGTGGTTGCATACACGGAGCGGCCGGCGGATGCGCATGCGCGGGTGGAGTTGGCCGCGGGTGCTGGGACGTGGTTTGTCTTTGAGCCGCACTGGAGGAAGGTGATCGGCTCGGGGGAGTTCATGCGGCCGGAGGTTGATTGGGGGGATTTTGACTGCAAGGTGACGCCAAATTTGACGGTTGGGGAGATTGTGCAATGGGACAAGCGCCGGATCCCGGGGCCGAATGCGTCAGTGCGGACTCGTTTGCTGCGGACTGCGGCGGAGTTTCAGCGGATGCGGGAAGCGTGGGGTAGGCCGCTAGGAGTGACGAGCTTCTACAGGCCGGAACCTATCAATGCATCCGTGGGCGGAGTGCCGGGCTCGAGGCACGTAACCGGGGAGGCATTCGATGTGTATCCGGTGGATCGGAGCCTGGATAGCTTCTACCAGTGGATTCGCACTCGGTGGACCGGGGGATTGGGTGATGGGCGGCCGCGCGGCTTTGTGCATCTGGACACGCGCAACGGCGGGGGATTCGTCCCGGGAGCGGGTGCGAGGCCAGCCGCCGAATGGAGCTATTGATGGACGACCGTACTCGGGAGAATTGGGCGAAGGTGAAGGAGGCGTTGGAGCGGGCGGGTAAGACAAGTAGCCCGTTTTACACGAGGGCGGTGGCGGTGCTCACGACGGGGAGAGATCCGGGGCCAGACTTCGGTGCTAAGCCAGCGGCTCTTGCTTAGGGTCCCAGCCCATGTTTTCAAGATACATGACGGCTACGTAGTGGTCTTCGGCGTAGCGGCAGATGCTGTTTTTACAGGCTCGGTAGTAGAGCTCTCCTTTGTGGTTCTCGAGCTGGTCGAGCGTGTAGCCGTTGCCGTAGTCAGTGGTGCTGATTATGCTCATTGCTCAGACCAAGGTGCTTTGATTTGCATGGCACCGCCTAACTTTCGGCTTTCGCCAGTTTGCAGCTCATCATTTGGCACTTCATGCACCACAACAGGTTTTGGTGTTACTGGCTGATCCGCTAACCAGTCAGCTTCTGCACGATCTAGCCTTGGACCTAGCGTTTTCTCAAACTTGTAATCTTGAGCTGCTTTACGCAGGTGATCACGCCAAGTTTTGTCACCAAATCGCGCTAGCCATACGGTGTCAGCTTTCAGCGCTTTGGGAAGACAACTTTCAGGGCTTTAAGGATGAGTTGCACCCAAGAGTTCTCTTTAATTGGCAGCAGGGTGATAATTTCAGATCCTGCGGCAACCAGGATGGCGATAGCTGCGGCGGTGGTTGGGTCCATTGTTAGATGGCGTGTGGCTTCAGTGTAGTTGTGCTACTTGCTATTGCCGAGCGTCATCTCTATGTGTCGCACGCGACCTTCAAGATCTGATAACCGCTCTTTGCTGTCGTTTTTCAGCTCCTGAATATCCACCGCCACCGTATTGACTGACTGATCTAGCTTGGCGACTTGCATAAAAAGACCAGCCAAGCCGACCACCGCAGCGGTCAACAAGGCTGGCACCATCTGCGTAAATGGGCTTTCAGGGCGTTTGGCGGTGATCAGCGCCTCTTCGTGGTGCTCCATTGCAAGGCATACGGCCGACCTTTTCTATAGGTTAGCAATCGGCAGCGTCAGCATATTCGGGCTGTGTCTTTAGCCAGGCGTAGCCAATCGCCAGCGGATTGTCGCCAGGCTGCAGCTCGCTGGTGGGTGCAAACATTGTGTGATCAAATACGGGCTGCGCGTCGGCGTTGCGGGCATCAGCGTTCGCGTAATGCGACACCTGAATCAGCGTCTGCTCCTTATCGCAACGCATCAGCGTGATACGGGCGTAGGTGTCGGCCATGGGGATGCCGATGTTGGTTTGAGCTAGCGAGGTTGTTAGTGCCATCAGTTTTGCTGCTGGAGTAGGGCAACTAATGCTGCCTTTTGCTCTGGCGTAAGACTAGCCAGTGGATCTTCTGGCGCTTCAGGTTGAGGTTCTACATAGATCGGATGCAGATTGTCAGGATCTGCAATGACTGTGCAGCCCTTAGGTGGTTGCCAGTCAGATTCACCGTCCCAAAGAACGCGATTGACGCATCGGCCAGTGCTATCAAGAATTGCGTACTGCATCACCATGTCCAGACCCTCACAACACCAGCCGCGCCATTGCCGCCAGCGCCGGAAACAAAGCCAT